ACCCTGATGCGAATCAGATACAATTTTAAAAATATTGTTAAGCCCGACTTGGTTCATGGCTACCAGCACCAAATGGCCGCTGGAATTGATCATGCTCTTAGACTTGCCTTTCGACGCACTTTCATCTTCAGCTTCGACTTTATCTGTGTCGTTAATAACTTTTCTAGCCTGCTTCTTATCTTCTTTGATCCGATTATATTCCTCTTTCCATTCTTCAATTGAAGATACGAAATATGCCTCGACACCAAAGATCGGCTTAAAGTCTCTTCCTTCAGCCTTCATCTTCTTGGCATGCAGTACTTGATATGACATACCATTCATATTTCCATGGTCGGTCAGTGCCAGGGCTTGCATTCCGTTCTCGTATGCGAAGTCCATATGATCTTGTGGGTAGCCAAATCCGTCAAATACAGAACCGGCTACGCTGTGTGCGTGCAGGCCGACAAACGGGATTGTAGGCGTAGCTCTTTCCATGTGTGCTCTTCTCCGTGTTTTAATTGCGTCCCTAGTAACATAAAAATTATTTAGGAAAAGTAAACTAACTTACTTCGTTATTCTTCCTAGAGAGAAAAATAATTGTTTGATCGAAATTCAATCTTGCTGGGACCTGAATAAAAGGCAAAAGGCCGTGGATCATGTAGGCTGCCGAACACATCGCCAGTCTAACGCCTGCTTCCCAAATAAACATAGCATGCTCAAGATAGGTCTTACCGGCATTTTCCATAGGATGTTTTGTAAATAATTCTATTAGTTTTCTCATTCTTCAAAACCAATCTCATTCCATTCAGAGTATTTGAGAAATTTTGGCTTTTTTATATTATTGTTTCCCACAAAAGCGCAATAATTTTCCCACGAATCGATAGCATGATAATCTTCTATCTCTTCTACTATATAATTATCGAAATTAATTAAATTTAACGATTTTTTTAAATCAAAGTTCCTATATGAAAACCTTTCTTCAGGGGATAGTTTCTTGGTTCGAGTCTCGGGATCAAGCCACAAGCCAGTTGATATCGAGCGCACCTCCTGGCGAAGCCGCTCTGCCTGTTCATTGGTTAGAGTGAAACCAAGATATAGGTTATCCTTGGCTGTCAACTTTTTGAAGCTTAAAGAGAAGTTTGATTCTAGGATCTCTCGTCGGAATGGTCGGACACTCGCAGGACTATAGTGTGAGTACGGCCAGGAGATATAAAACTTATTAGGCGCAACCCACTTACTTATTCTCTTCGAAACATCGTGAGCCACCTTGGAGCCATGCAGGATAGACCAACTTAAGCTATCTCTCTTATTTATATCTCTCGCGAAAATAGGAACGTAATAGATTCGAATCGGCTTTTTAAAATCATTCTTATTGTGCTCAAAATGTCTATAATTATAGATTGGATCTTCAACCTTTTCTCCAATCTGATGACGAATCAACGGGGAAATATCATCATTGCAAACAATCCATATTGTATTGCAGCCGGCGTATGCACACTCGGCTACCGCTCTCTCGATAGCTAGATAATTCGGGCCTATTGGCATAAGGCTAGGATGCCAAGGAAGATCAAAGTCAGCTTTTAGGCCAGCTACCGGTATTATTCCCGCAACGTGCTTCTTCAAGTTTCTCTACGGCCTCTTCTTCTTTCCTCTGACAACGCCAGATGCATCACCACCAGTCAACTCATATCCTGCTAGCTCAGCCCATCGCTCGGCGGTTTCCGTATCTTCTATTTTTTGCTGAAATTGTGTTGCTCTGCGTTCTTGCTCACTTGGAAAAAGCTTGGATTTTACAAAACCAGCGCCCATCTCAAACGGAGCAGTATAAGATGAAATTAATCTCTTTACTCTCTGCTTCAAAGTCGGCGTCGGAATTTGAGAAATCTCCTCTCTAGATCCTCCAGTAAGAGCGGCAATTGCCTTGCGAAGCTCTGGGCCAGTGAGGGAGTCAACACCGTCAACAGTTGCCAAAGCAACGCCAGCAGGGCCCAGGGTTTTCAGTTTCGATGTTTTGGCCGACTTCTTTGGAAACGGCTCTTTAAATCCTTCTGGCGGTACCGCCTTGCCCGTGGCGGGATCGATGCGCGCTGCAGGATAGTCAGTAACGCGTCCGGACGGTGATTGTGTTGGGGCTGGTGGCCGGCCAGTTGGGATATCCTCCGGACTAGGCAGTGGTTTAGACGGCGGGGACGACTTGAAAAACCCTTTCTTGGGAAGCTCCAAGGGGGCGCCCGTTTCCAAGCCTCGCATTGCATTATCCCAATATTCTATAATGTTGTTTCTGATAAGTGCACCGCGAGTTGCAGAGCTATACTGGCGCGTCCGGGGTTCAAGGCCCGGGCCATATTTTTTAAAGCGCCGGCGAAGTTCGTTGCTTAGCTTGTTGTAAAGATCTGGGTATTGTCTTTTCAAGTGGTCTCTCCACCTCAAAGGATCTGGTCGATTGCCCGGCTCATCCACCACAGGGCTTGTCATTCTAACATTGGGAACGTTAGGAAGCGTCCCAGTCCTTGTTTCGTTTATGTTTGTGCTAACAAGATATTTGCGCCATTCTTTAAAAAGCTTTTTCATTTCATACCACCCGACATCCAATAAAAATCGCCGAATTTGTTGATATAAATAGTTTCTTTTATTGGATAAACATCTCTTTTCCATAACTCAATTGCTAAATCTCTATCTTCAAATATGCGGCTGATCTTAAGTCTAGCCATGGTGTCTGTGAAGTCGGGGTTTGTTAATTGTTCTGCGGTTAGGAATGACTCAGATACCATATCCACGTTTTCGTGCTTCGAGGCATCTAGTCGAGTGCTTTTAAAAAAGGTAATTTTCTTTACAAAGTCACTGCTATCATCTTCAATATCGTCAAACTGCGCAGATCCACCCTTGCGGATATCAAACCAGTCTAAAACCCTATAGCCAACAGTGCGCTGGTCGAAGTATTTTTCTAGGCCATGCACGTTCTTTATATCAAACAAATACAAGTCCTTATATTTAATTTTATAAACACGCTCGCTTTTTAAATTAACTTGGAGTATCTTCTCTTTCTCGCTAACACGGATAGTCTTTATTCGATCAGCAAAAGGCACCAATCCCAAGCGAGAGAGATCGTAACTGGCCGCGGCCCACTCGTCTTCTAGAAAAGAATTTCTGGAGACAGGTAGTGACTCATAAGAATGTATATCAGGAAAACAATTGAATAATATTTTAATCTTGTTTTTAGCGGCAAATCGTAATGCATTTATTTCACTTCCTATAACTACAGCGTCCCATATAAAATCAACATCCACATCCGCCATCTTTTGCACACTCTTCCATATACTCTCTTCTTTCTTTCAGAGAGTCTTTGTGCCACCTCTTCATGATGCGATAAAACCTAGGCTTTTCATTACACCTTCCAGTTTTTTTTGGTGCTCTAATGGCTGTCGCCCAGGAGGCTAGCCATATGGCCTTCCTGTTAGATTTATTAATCTTACAATCAGAGCGAATTTTTAAAAATCTCTTAGTAACATGCCTCATGTACGCCTCCGCAGCTTCGGCCGGCTTGGTGCGATCAATCTCATACCCCCATGGCTTATTCCTCTCCCACCACGGCCACATCTGAAAAAGCCCAATCGCCTTGGCTTTACCTTGAGGGTGGAAACTGTGATCTCCACGCGCCAAAGGATCGTAGCCTGACTCGTGACACGCAGCAGCCAGAAGCATGCCTCTCAGCGATGGAGGTACGTTATGGCGCTTCTCCACTTCGACGAGCAACTCCAGCAAGTCTAAGTCAATATCTTCCGGGATTGCATAATCACAGTCATAAATAGCCTTGTGCATGATATCATCATAAGATGGATACTGCGGAGTTGTCGCAAACATAAGCATCAATGGTAACAAAAAATACAATTTTTTCTCCTATTATTTTTACTGGCCCAGGAATCCTACAACATTATTTTCTAATACTAAATAGTAAGTATCATTCCCAACTGTAGCTTCCTCGACGGTGTGGGTCGGTACAATCAAACACATTCCCTGCTGCAGACTAGAGTCTCTATGAGTCTGCAATATCTTAACCTTACAAAAGGGAGAGTGGTTAACTTTTGCCTCTTCCGGCAGAAGAATTGTTGTCTCCTCTACGGGCTCTTCAGGGTCAGCACACATCTCCACAACAAGATATCTATTTAAGGGATAGAGCATCTCTATACTCCTGTAATCTTCGTATTCAGTTTGTTAAAATAATTCACGAATTCATTGATATCATCATCGTTCTTGAGCATCCTATAGGCTCTTACGACCTGACGTAATTCGTCCCGAGTCAGCCATCCGTTCTTGACGTAATTAGCGCGTAAATCTCTCTTATGCTCCTTATAAGGCTCCATCTCATCTTCGATGGCCTTAAAAGCCTTGATAAACTCAACTGCATAATCATCTTTCTCATAATTGTCACTCATTTTTTCCTCCGTTTTGTAGCTAAGTAACTTCACAAGAGCCGCCTGAGCAGGCCAACTCTCCAGATAGATTCGTATTGTCCTCTATTTCGACTATCTTTTCAACATCTACTTCTTTTAATGTAGCAACATATTTCTCATAGTCTTGCTTTGAACAGTCCTGAAATGGGGCTTGCTTGTACGTATGCTCAGACCATGGAAGGACTGATAGACCATTATATACATCCTTGTTTTCCCACATCCAGTCTGCTGCTAGCTCCCATTCGCTGTCTTTTATCGTTACTGTCGCCGATACATTGTGTGTGTTCTGTCCACGGCCGTGGCCCGGGCGGACCCACTGTGATGAAACAGCGGAGACGCGCTGAAGAAGGTCGAGCGCAGACTCCTTTCTCGTAATCGAGCCCCGGGGACTTCTCTGTGGTACAGAAATAACAGCCGTGTCATGCGGCCTAAAGAACTCATCTTCGATTAATTCTGGGTGATTGACAAACAAGTGCCAATAAATCGCCTCATTTTTTCCAACACGCACTCGCCTTAAATAATAATTGTTATGCCAGGCATGTATGCCGCTGGAAGTTCCAAGAGTAAGGGAAGTAGTGCCTGCTGGCTTCACGCATGTCGTGCGCGCAGCAGGCTTTATCCCAATTTCTGCTGCAACACGGCGATTTTCTTTCTTTACGACCAGGGCCGCGGCCTTCATGTCAAGCCCTAGAACCTTGCCGGATGCAATTCCCGTCATAGAGACGCCGATCAGTGCATCTTTTTCTGTAGTTCTGCGCCAGACATCTCTTAAATAATGAAAATCTGTATATCCTGCCTGTAGTGTTCCGATAAAGGCAGCTGCTTTGGCACGAGCTTCATAGTCCTCTTGACCCTCTAGGTTAGAGGCGTTGATCTCAGTTAGATTGCAAAACTGATATGGCCTTAGAGCGATCTCACAACAAGGGTTGGTGCCCCAATCCTTATCATTGGAAAAATAAAATCCAGGCTCGCCGGTACCGGACGCGCGGACTCGCTCCCAGATACTCATAAAGAATTCTTTTGTAATTCTATGACGCATCAATACTACTGAATTGTTCGCTCTGCCTCTTTGCGGATTGGCCTCCCACCAGCTCCCTGTCTTGGCTGCGAGCATTTCTTCGTCATCTGCCGAAAAAAGTGAAATAAGAGCAGCGCGGCGGATCCCCCCGGCAAGAACAGCATCAGCAATATGACAAATGATATCATGTACTTCGATTGGCTCAAGCTGATCACCGGGCTCCTTCATGTCAAGTATTCCACGAACCTTTAAGAGACACTCTTTTAAAGGCTGAGGGCCTGGGGCTTTGCCCCCAGAGGTAACTAGTCTGGAACCTTTCGGACGGATATCGCTAAAATCAAATCTTATTTGTGAAGTCCCTCGGAAATATGAGTTCATAAGGACTTTGACCGCATCCGCCCACCCTTCAATCGAATCAGCGATCAAAAATCGTCTAGTTCTTTTTGTGCTTGGCGGCTTGATTTCAGGTAGTTTTTCAACGTGGTGCTTTTGCACAGAAAATCCGACACCAGTTCCTCCAAGTAGAAGAAACATGCACTCACTAAAAGCAAGAGCATGATCAATAGGAAGGTAGGCACAATTATAAATCCTGTTAGGTGCCACTTCAATCGGCTTACCACCGAACTGCATTGATCGCATTGATGGGAGTACTTTTTTGCTGTATACATATTCATAGGCCTCCTCGATTTCGTCCCTAATCTGAGGATAATTCTTCAAATGCATATTTTTATTTCTCGTAACTAGTTCTTCCCAAGTTTCTCTTCTCTCTAATTCTGGTACGTAACGCGCATACTTCATATGAATCGTAATATCTGATAAAATCTTACTTGATAACTCCACTAGTCGACTCCTTATTGTTTTGCTTTCTAAAAGCTTTGTATTTTTCTTTCAGCGTATTTGCCACTTGCTGGGGCGAGGCCAGAGGATTAGCCTCTGGAGATTCAACAGGAGTCAGCACCTTGAGCTGAACATTGCTCGTGTCGAAAAACATGGGAAACACCAGGCCATCTGGCCCATTTCTATTTTTTGCAATGAACATACGAGCGGTGTTTGCATTTTTATCTTTTATGGTTCTTGAGATAGAACAAATAAAATCTGAAATAAAACATTTATTGAAAGCTTCCGAAATTGATTCCATGGTCACGACCTCTGCATTCAGACCAGATCTATTGGTTTGTGAAGCAGTCCAAACCGGACACTTCAGCTCCTGCGCAATAGCTCTTAAGTTTTCATAAATAGATTCCAATTCATTCCTTTTCTCTTTGAAGTGTGACGCTGGTCTGAGCAAATCAGCGTAATCTATTATAATCATATCGATTTTATGATTTGTTTTTTTTAATTTTTCTAGGTGAGCCCGCAAAGTATTCGGCGAGGCAGTCTTTGTGGGGTATTCTTTAATGATCAAGGAGCCCTCAATATCGCTAATAGACTCCAACACTTCGTCTTTTCTATGAAAAAGATTTGACAAGGGCACCTCACTGATACAACTGTCGTATCTCTGCCCAATAGAAGCTTCGGACAACTCTAGTGTGTAGTGTACGACGTTCTTGCCCGCCTTCACGGCGTTGGCGCCAAGGTGTGCAAGTGCCATCGACTTGCCGGCGCCGGTCGGCGCGATCACCACTCCAAGTTCGCCTATGCCCATTCCTCCGTTTGTAAGCTTGTCAATCCTATCCCATCCGGTGGAAACAGGATTACGCGCCTTGATCTCATACCTTAGCTCAAAGTCTTTTAAAAATTCATGTCCAAAATTGTTATCAGTTCCTAGTCTTAATGCTTCGTCGATTAGCTTTTTTACTTCATCATAAGATGAATTTTGAATCAAATCGACAGATCTCATCAAGGCATCCTTAAGCTTTTGTTTCTTGCAGAAATCAAGAGAAGTTTCCTTAATGTATTTATCATCATCAACACGTTTGATAAGGGTGCGCGCAAAATAGTCTCTTACTTGCTTTCGGAGAGCTTCATTGTGATCGTCAATTTCAGTCCTCAAAATAGAGGCAACAATCTTTTCCGTAGGGTGTACGCCATACTTCTCCCTATAATCATACAGGATGGATACAAAAACTCTTAAATATTTTACCTCAAAAAAGCTAATATCGATAACTTCTTCGATCTGATCAGCAAATGGCCTATCTTGCAAAATAAGCTGCGCTATTGATTCTTGAAATTGTTTTCCATATTTGGAAAAACTTGTAGATTCGTTCATCCCTCACCCTTGTTCGTATTAATAATTTAAAAACACACTAGGCGCTGTCTACGCACATCTTATTAAAATGCCTAAAAAGCTCGGTGAAATTAATTTCTCCGAAGCCATCCTGAGTCATCATTTTAACAATCTCCGTCCTATTAAAGCCCGGATCAGCGTCACGTAAAGTTTCCTGTATTTCTTTTTTCGCTGCTATGCTCAAACTTGGAGCATACAGTTGCATCATATCATAATTTCTTCGAAGAATTTTTTCGTTATCAATTACGCTTTTATATGCTTTTATATTCTTTTCTTCCAACTGTTCTCTGCAGTGGGACAAGACCTCTTCGAAAGTAACCGGCTTTTCATTGGCGAAGAAAGGAAAGCGGCGAACCACAGTCTTCAAGCCAATTGAGCCGACGCCTTCAAGATTGTCGGACTTATCTCCGGCCATCGCCCGGGCCATGGCAAAGTTATTTGGGTGGATTTGAAATTTTTCTAGTATAGAATTCTTATTCAAAATCTCCTTTTGCACAGGACGGATTAGGACGGTAGTGTCATTTAATAGTTGAAAAAAATCCTTATCGCTCGAAACGACCAGCTTTTCCCACGCCTCAAATTCAGGATGCTGACAAATGAAGCCAATTACATCATCTGCTTCAGTGCCATCAAACATGAACTGTATTACAGGCGTTTCATTAAGATATTCTATCAGCCTTGTCTGTTGCCAGATCTTATTTTGTATTTCTTGCTGTTCTGACAGGTGTCTTATGTCTCTATTGAGACGAATGGGTTTGCGGCCGGCCTTATAGTCTTTCTTTATGAGCTTGCGCTTCTTTGAGCCTCCAGCTCCGTCCCAGCAGACCACAACGACGTCAGGCTTCGATTCTCTTACGATTTTTTGCAAACTCTGTATGCAACCCTTCAGGCCTCCAATGGGCATACCATTAGAAGACAAGCTAGGATTAACAATGTAGTTGCGAAAAAACAAATTGAGCTGGTCGATTATTACAACTCTTTTCTTTTCTTTCATGAGACCTCTTAAGTTCTATAAATTCTATTTCGTACTTTTTCAACTCTGTATGGTATGAAAGAAAAAACACCATCTATTTTTCTGGCATCGTTAGCCATTCTTGTTAAGTGCTGCTTCATCGTAGGCTCAACTTGAAAAAACTTAACTTTGAGATGAGTCTTTTCAGTGTTTCTCCCCACCGGCTCGGCCGGCCCTGTAACAGTCACCACCGTTATCCCACACACCCCGCGCAAGTTGTCAGTGATTTTTGTAATATTTTTAGACCGATCGGATCTGCACACGACATCAGCTTCATGTAAAGTCTCGTATAGGTACTCGGCAATAATCGATTTAATAGATTGCATTGTACAACCTCCATAGACTAAATAGTCTCATAGCTTATACATTTCTACTATACCTTCATTTGTCGTATAATAAACTCTCTTTATCCCAACATGCTTCATTGCCTCGTGACACATGGCGCATGGCTTACTATATCTAAACTCCCCATCGCGATTGATACGACAAACGTAAATATCTGCTCCGGTTGTCGACGAGCGAGGCATCCCTAAAATGCATCCAAGCTCGGCGTGAACCGTTGCATGCCCACGGTTAACATGTCGAAAGCGTGCGCCGAAGGAAGTAAAGTTATCCTTATTGAAAGATGCATTAAGAATCGATCCACCCTTAACCAAAATAGCGCCATGGCGAATTTTTCCGTACGGACTATTATAGGCAATATTTCTGGAAAGTTCAAAATATCGCTGTATTTTCTTGGTCATCTCTACAGCTTCAGTACTAACCTGCGTCCTTAATTTGAAGCCGTGCTTATTTGGATTCCCCTCTATCATACCGCTAAAAATATAGGCACACAGCCTTAAAACGTAAACTAGCTTTCTGAGTCGATATCGTAATAGTCCTCAGCTTTGCCTTCCTTCTTATCAAAGCGCAAGATAATATCTTCATCCATAATTTCCAGAACTCTATTTCTAAACTTTTCGTTTAAAAGTTTCTCCTTCCATTTAGACGCTTGAAATTTCTCAGATGTGCCATCTCTGTAGACAAGGTTGAACCACGCGCCGGCTTGCTTCACCGAATCTGATCCTTTGATAGCCTCGAACCAGCTTTCTTCATCTTGAATACCCACATCAGATCCCCATAAGATCTTGAAAGTACACTGACGACCTTCTGTGCCAAAACGACTCTTCTTTAGAGTAACTTTGACTTCCGACCCTACTCTAAATCCGTTTTCATCTTGCACAAAAGCGGCCTTTGCCTTCCTCTTTGTTAGCCAGATACGTAAAGAATATGCGTAGTGCATGGCTTTTCCACCCGGGGTTACATAGGGTGTTGTCATTGCCTCCGCAGGGGATCTGGTGATGTTTGTCTTTAGCTGATTTAAAACCAAAAAAGTCGATTGAGAGTTTGCGATTGGCACGGTAAGCTTCGACATGCCCTTGGCGAGAATCCGTGCCTTGACTGCCATGGACGACTGGGGATTAAAATCTCCCTCAACATCGCTGATCGCCGGCGTGAGAGCAAGGCTATCCCAAATAAATAACATTCTATTATCGTTTGAGCCGAGCAGTTCCTCGATGGTCTCCAGCACAAACTCAACATTTTGTGCCTGAACATAAAGCAGGCGCGTTAGATCGCAGCCTGCGCGTTCGAGAAAAGACGGATCAATGGCCGATTCTGAATCGAAATACACAACATCAATATCTTTTTGCTGTGCGTTTGCTGCAATCTGAGCGGCCATATATGATTTTCCAGATCCTTCTAGGCCAGCGATTTCAACTACTTTCCCAACTGGAATACCCGAAAGCTTGCCTCTGCAAACTATACTGTCCAGCCAGCGGGAGCCGGTGGAGATCCACTCTCTTACTTCCGTCGGGTTATCGTCAGCTAAGCTGTGGGCCAAGCTGACACCAGCTTTTTTATTGATGAGGTTCTTCATCTCATCTAGATTTAATCTTCCAAGCTTTTTTGCTTTTTTAGCCATTTCAGAGACCTCTTGTTGTTTTTTTTGAGGCACCTATATCCCCGTGCCTCCCTGCGGGTTACCCACTCTAGGCGCCGAGAAGCTCCTCGAAGGCTTGATCGACAGAACTCTTTTCGGAATTATATCGACCGGACTCCGTAGAGACTTCTTCTGCGTCATCCTCGCTTAGAAGGAACTCGTCCAACATCACTTGAACTTGCTCTGGCGTCTTTCGTTCGAAGACATCATTATAGTCCGGAATGTTGTCAAGCAGAGTGCGAACCTCTTCCTCAGACTCCACGAGCTTGGAGGGACGACGACGTGGGGTGATAGTAGTCTGAGGAAATTGGGCTCCTACTGGCTTTCCATAGTTGATGACCAGGTCGGTACCCTCACTCACATCAGTAATATCACCGTACTCGGGATTGAGTACGAGGTTCAGTAACTCTTTGTAGGCCATCTTTCCATAGCCCCATAGGCGCACGCCTTCGCTCTCTTCACCGCGCACAAGCACTGGTGAGAAAAAGCGCTGGCGGGCTGACAGATCCTTTGCCATCTTTACAGAATCGTCAGATCCATCCTTGTAAAGATTGCGGATGAAATCATCAAGCGGATCATCTTCACCAAAATTCTTTTTAGGGCTTAGAAAGCCCGGGTTCTTACCCAGATTGTAGTGAAACCAATACTGCTTAAACGGATCTCCGTCTGCAGTGGGAAGAAGGCGGATTGTTTGTTCTCCGTCTTCTGGACGCCAGAAGACGCTCTTTCCATTACCGCGATTTTCCAAGGCATCGCGTTTGGCCTTCATTTTTTCAAAATCAATTCCCATAATTTTCTCCTAGTATAGTATGTTTGGCAAATATCCCAAACATCTGAAAAGAATATACTAACATAAAATCGTTTATAAAGAGTATTTAATCAATTTCTTTCTGTTCTTGCACTAAAGAAGCGTAATGTATTGAATATATATAATTTTCTTCATATTCTGTGCTGTGTATGGAAAATGAAACTTCCGTGTTCTCGTCGGCCTGGCTGGCGACAAAGGCTCTAATATCATGTAGCAGCCCTTTGTTTTCGTTAAGTGTCTGCTCGTTGATACCAAAATAATATCTCTTGCATCTGGCCATTTTCAAGTCATAAAATAACTTCTCCTTTTTAGAATCGTAATTTACAACTCCAAAAGTGCCTATCTTCGCCGATACCGGAAGAGAGGACTCTGCAGTCAAGAGAGGCTCTGTATTTTGAAAAACATTCAACATATGGTAAACACTACAAATTACATTGTTGATATCTTCCCAATACGATTGGATCGATAAATTATTATCTAATATTTTTTCTATTTCCACATTGTCCACAACAAACATCTTTTCAAACATGTCGGATCTAGTATATTCTTGTAGGACACCAAAGGTGATCCTTTCCTGCATGCGCGCTTCTTTGGAAAGACTAGAAGGGTCGGATTTTATATATAAGATAGTGATATCCTCAATAAGATTAACCTTTCTTAGCTGCTCTAAGATTCTCAAACAAGCTCCGGAGATAGGCTCGGCGCCGGACAATATAAAAACAACCGGGCCCTTTATATTGGCAAGTTTAATATTCTTATAGTTTTTTTCATATTCTTCGTGTGTTTTTTGCGCAGAGATCTTAATAAATGGTTTGTACCCCTCATTGGTTGCATCAATGTATTTGATTGAATATTGATCAAATTTTTCAAGTGAATTTGCTAGCCTACAAGCAGCAGTGCCCAGAGCGAGAATATTCATTCAACCCTCCTCATGGCGCCATAGCTCTTTCCTATGCTTAGGTTGGTCTTAAACCTGCCAAATTTAGTATCTCCAAAGCATTCAAGAATTTCCTGAATTAAACAATGGTCTTCTTTCGAATAGTCTATCACCAGACTGTCGTGAACACAAAAACTTATAAAAGAACTCCTATTCTTTAAAAGATTGTTAATCTTAATGGCTGACGTCAAAAACAAATCGCTAGATGTGCTTTGAATCAAATAATTTAAAGCCTTGCTGTCGTCTGCTTCGATGGTCCTCCCAAAAGGAGTTTGTACTACCCCGTCAATATAATATTTTTTTAATATATCGTCACGTTTTAGATAATCATTCAATTTGTCATTTCTAGCTTCGGGGTTGTAAAGCCAAGAAAAGACCTTTTTCTTGGTTTCGTCGCGACTATAGGCATTTTCAAATACACTTTTCCCGATCCAGGAATGTATGTCTTCTTCTGGCTGCTTTTCTCCCAGCAAGCCAAAGAGCGTGCGCAATTCTGCGGAGTTAAAATCCAACTCTACAAAGGCATCGTTCCTGGGGACTATAACGTCTCTCAGTTCTTTATTCAGAGTCAGAATAGGAAAACTTTCTTTTGCAGTTGACAGGCGTCCAGTAACCGTTCCCCATGGATTATATTTAATATATGGCTTTGCATTTTTAATTTTGCTCATTCCGCTACGCACCTTGGAGTCAATAAAATCTAAGTTCTCAATTCTTAAATTTAGTTTACGATTGCTTATTTCATCCAACATAGCGATAAGGCTAGAAAGAAAAAGATAATTTCTAGGTCTCTTGTAGTGTTCAAAAACCCAATCTGTTATTTTATTTTTTGTGCTGCAATAAGAAATTAGAAATTTCTTTGGTACCAAGTCATAAAAACAAACGTCGTCCAGATTAATTTTAGCCTCCTGGAAAGAAATTAAATATGAACGAGCCAGGCTATTAAGGCTCTCCCACTCTTCTTTTAGATGCTCAGGGCATATAGACGTCATATCCTTGCCTAAGCACCATATTTTTGCATATTCAATATCCTGATCTGCAAAGTGCGCACTGTAGTCCCAAGTGTGGGTTAATTTCAGGCTGTTTGGGTAGTGGTAAAGATCCTCATCACAAAAGACAGCGTAACATTCTTTTTTTCTGTCTAAGACTTGAAAAAGCAAAATTTCCTCATTTCTTGCCTTTAGTGCCGACCAGAGCATAATCTACTCTTGCAGGATCTATTATATTCTCCTGCGCATCAGCCTTCCTGTGCTCATATTGACTGCCAGCCTGGCCGTGCCAATATTTTCCTTTCTTAATAAATTTAGTCTCAAAGAAGCCCTTTGTCAAGTTATTTATGTAATTAGACGCCGCGTTTGGGCCCATTAGTCTTTTTATGTTTGTCATTTCACGAATTAATCCGGGCAGGCTCTCAGAGGTGTGGTGAGTCTTAGTCTCTGCTAGTCTTAGCTTTAAAAGCACGCGAAACCAATACTCATCTACCTGCTCTTTGATTCCCAAAACCTGTGGCGGGGGGTCCCTGTCTCTTCTTTCGCTTTTTACTGGTATCGCCATACATTGGCCTCCGGAGTCTTTCGCCCTTCCGACTCTGGGCCATGCCAATGTCTCATAAGAGGGAAATTGAGAATAAAATGTCTCGTAAAATGAAAGAAGCAAGTTTTTAATTTCTTCCATATCATGTAGGTGGGATTCTATAAAATATGTTTCGAATACATTATCAAAATTACAGCCATATGCATCCATGTATTTCTGCGCCCCTAATAAAGCGCTATTTGTTTGCTTAAGGTCTTCATATCCCGAGGCAATATTAAAAACAATTCGCCATGGTGCATTCTTGTCAACCATGAAGCCAAATTTTTTAGCTGTATTAGAAAAAAATTGAAAATTAGGATCTGATAAGTACTTTAGTGCAACGTCCGTTCCAGGTGTATGCCTTTCACGACCTATCTCGATCATTAGGCCGCTAGCAAAAGGAGAACATCTGTTCGATAATATAAAGCCAGTTTTTGTAATTGGAAAGTCATGTGCTATCCTCGTTGCATACCTTAAAAATTCTTTAGTAAAATCTTTAAAGTTTATAATTTTTTCGTGTCTTCGGTCGCGGTTAAGATAATCTTGTACAAAATTTGAATAAACTTTATTTATATGCCTGCTATATTGATAATCTAAAGAACGGCCCCATCTAGATTTGTGTGCCTTGAGATTAACATAGCGGCTATTGTTTTCAATATATCGCCCACGCGATGCGATGTATGCCTGCATATCTGAAAACGCGTCAGAAACAAAATCGGCAGAGAATTGAACGTTCTTGTCGTTTGAGAGTGATTTTAAATTGCTGGGGTCAATATAAACCGCATTCCCCTTCTTGTTGATCCTTCCATAAAAAAGATGCTTTCTCTCAAGATCGAAGTGCTTCACCCCATGTAAGTAGGCGTATTTTTCACTGTATTTGACCTTATCATCAAAAAGATTTTTAACAATCTGCTCTGACATCTGCTCTCAACCTCTTTCTTCCGTGTCCTACAGTCACGCCTGACACCTTTGTTTCAAACATTCCCTTGTTAATGCTCATTTTTGTCGTTAGAATCAAAAAATATCCTCCAAGATTCAATTGATATGCTAGCGAATTCGCGTCTTCTGGGGCCCCTAAGCCTAAAAAGCTGGGGTTGGCATAGAAAAACATCCCAGGGGTAAATAGTGGCGTTCCAACAAGTGTCAAGTCACAATTATAAGGAAATGCCAACTGCTGCATTTGATCGCTTCCATTCTCTATAGCCTCCAAACTCCTTAGCTCGGCCATACCTGGGAAATCCATTTTCTTAAAGTCCATCTTTTTTAATAAACCCATATCGGAGCCGATATTAAAATGATATATTCCCTCATTCAAATCTTCCCTGGGGTCGGCTGCGCGGGTTGCGACGCCTTTGTTGGTCGAAATATGTACGAACCAATAGTCAAAAGAGCTTTTTAGCATGGACTCTGAAGACACTGGATTTGATACTTTCTGAAAATAATCGACATCGAAATCCGCACTATCAACGTCTATGACAGGCCTGTGTGGGAGCAGTTCTTTGACGCGCGGCACATATCTCCCGTGCGCTATGATATCTTGTCCCGGGATCTGCTGACCTGGGAGTGTTAAAGCGACTGCCTGAGTACGAGTGCCTCTTGGTTTTATTGACTTTAGCATGCCGGCGCCCATAGCGTCCAGGACCAGCTCATTTAATAATTTTGTGATAAACGTGCCCAGAGGCATCTGCACCCTGCCTCTGCTTATTATCTTTTCGAAAAACCATTCTCTAAAAGCATCGAAGGACAGAGGAAATTGTGCTAAGTTTATCCTTTTTAAATCGCCATCGGCGCCGTAATATTCTACAGGCCCAAGCAACATCCTCATGTGTGTTAGTGGGTAGTCAAGCTCAGTTTCCTTGCCTAGGATATAGCCTTTCTTGTCGAAAACATATGGCTTGTTTGCATCCTCGCCTTGATAGTCTAATGCATAAAGGCCGGCGTTTTTACACGCCAATTCAATAACATCCCCCAGGAAAATAAATTGATACATATAGCTATCAGTGGCATCTTCTACAACCGTCTCTTTCGCTTTGTCTTTCTCTTCTCCCTCTGCATCAGAGTCTTTTGAGTCGGATTCCGACTTTATATCATCCTCTATCTCCTTGGCAATAAGCGCCATGGTCTCGGCTGTGGCCTTCTTTATGTCATTACATCGCCCAACGCTAAATCCAGAAAACTTAGTGTTTGTAGCAGAAGCTTCGTCAAAAGCCTTCTTAATTGCGTCTGTCTGAACGTCCTCTTCAGAAGCGTCTTTCTGCTGATCGCGGTTAGTGGCGGACCGCTCTAACACAATCCCATCTTGCTTGCGTATCTCATCTTTTGAAATCCGGGCGCAGAACAGTCTTGTTCCAGAGCCACCAGCTTCAACGGGATTTCCCTCGATCAAGCCCCTCAGAAAACTCTGATATACCTGTCGCTTGAAGAAGCCCACTTTTTTTCGCATGGTCGCGACCATCTTATCATACCCAGATGAAGCGCCTTCTTCTTCAGGCTCAGTCTTTAGCCAGTCGCCAATAAGAACAGGATCGGTTACCGATACAATCCCATTCTTTACGCGAACACCGACATCATCGCCGTTGGCGTCTCGTCCGGTGGTGCACCGCATTTCAGGGTCTCTCGCATCGCGATATACTGTAGAAAAGACAGAATCTTCCTCTATCATCTTTTTAAGAATGCTTCTGGCTTCACATTGATCATCTTGATTCTTGGCTCTCAATTTTTTATAAGCTGATTTTAACACGGTCATTAGGCGACTGAGCCTGGCAGTGTTATTTCTAATTTCAGCTTCTCCGGAAAAAATAAAGTTACCACTGCTATCTTCAATTTTAAAAGTGTCTTGAAAAATATTTACCTGATTGCTGTTGAGAGTCGACTCTATCACACCTCTAAAGTTTGCTGTTAGCTCAACACTGCCGTCTTCTTTAATTGAAAAATCATGATTATATAATACCAATGATAGAACTATATTTAATTTTTCAAGATTTGATATTGCTCGTAGGTCAGCAGGGCTCACGGCCTTAAGCTGATCCAATGAGGGCGCAGTGTAGCCCATCAAAACTTTTATCTGATAATGCTTTGGGTTATATTGCTGCGTATTTCTATCTATTTTTGCTTCAGGAAATAATATCAAATCAACATATCGCAAGCCCCCCTTTTCAGGTGGCGGCTCCCCTGGCGGCTGGGCTGCTAAATCTTTTAGGCTTTTAAAAGATAGTTTAAGAGTGCATTCAATATTATCCTCTTCAGCACCATGAGATGTACCAATTTGTTCAAAGGAGAACCCCTCCAGGCCTATATTTCGCCATGAGGGCTTGGTACCTTCATACGCTAAGTAATCTTCAACACTAGCTGCTGTTTCTGTTCCGAAGTTGTCTGAAAAAACAAACTCCCTGTAGCACGGCGCCAGAAGTGGTGATCGTGTGCCAGTGCCAGGAGGGCCTCCAGGGAGGGGGATTGTCTCCTCATATGTAACTTTATATATTCTTAGCTTCGGCTGTAAAAGAGAAAGGACAGATGTCTTCATATTATAGAACGTATCGATACCCGTTATGCCTCTAAGCTTATTCACCATATGTGCGCCATTGCCATTGACCTGCCTGAAGGCACGATAGGCGAAGAGATCTTGATTAGCCAAATAATATTGATATACCTTATCAATATTGGCACTAAGATATTTTTGTTGCCTGTTTTCTGCGGCGCCGCTCTCATTGGAAACAGTCTTCTTTTCCTTATCTGAGTTTGGCTTCGCCTCCTCTACTGGATCTTGTGATGCTTCTGCCACTTATCTATACTTCCTTAGTATCCCATATAGTATATTGCGCTTTCTAGGGGGGTAGGTATGTGTATGACGTCTCCAAGCTTGACATGAAATTCAGTTGGCGCTTGGTTAAACAATGCAATCACCCACCACATTTCTGGATCTTGGTAATATTTGCTAGCTAGCTTGTGAAAGCGATCACCTGTTTTCCAAACATGGCTTATTGTTCGAAAGTTTTTCATATCCGCAGTTGTGGGATGCTTAAACTTGGGAGTGTTGTATTGCCGGATGCTCTTTAGACCGCGGTCTTCTAGATATTTTCGGTATGCCTCGTGCGCATTAGAGAATATTCTTTGATTATAGTATCTCATAAACTAGCTCCTTTAGTTGTCAACGCCGAGGGACCCGCCTGCGCCTACGGACTGGTCCACGATGTGATCACCGGCGTCGGACGGATTATTTAAATTTTGCGTCGCGGCAGAGGACACTCTCTCCTGTATGCTCCCAGGAGCAGCTGCAGGAGTGGTTGATTGTGGCGCAGGAGCAGTAACAGCCGCCGGCGGCTCATCGCTATCGCGCTGCAGACCTAGGCCATATGGATATCCTGGCGCTGTCTTTCCTCCTCTCCATTTTCCAGTTGCTGAGTCCCATCCGACTGCGTGATCGTGTACAACGTTTAAAGTACATCCTACGGACATTAATTTTGGCACCAATATGCTGTCTCCGTCTTCAACAGAGCGATCAAAACCTGCTGCCTTGATCAAGCTACCATCAATATTGGCAAAGTTAGACCCCATATTCTTTGGATTAATAGAGATCCAGCCAGCTTTTTTTGTATCGTGTGTCACCGATACGTTCGTGATGGTACACAGCACTCCTTGGCCATTTTGTGTCGACGAAGCTATCAAATTAGCATAACGTACGCGAAACAGAGGCGATGCTGCGATTGAGGTAGCTACCTGGCTTTGCTTATAGGTTGGATAAAGGGACGATAAAAACCAATTTAAATTATTTAAATTATCCAAAGCCTTGGCTTTAGAGGAAGACGGTACCGCCCACTTCACAGTTATGTTTCTTGTTGCAGATTGCCAAATATGATATGGCTCGGTTCGGCCAAAAGGCTGAGCTGATTGATATTTAGGATCGATCTTGTCAGTAAGCGTCTCAATATATGCCATAAATTGTATTACAGGAGGATTTTTGATATGCACAGGGATTATTTCTAGCACTGTACCTTGCTCTGCTGCAGAAGAATTGGTAAGATCTCCTTTGTTAAAATCAACATTTCTAAATGTTGATTTCTCACCGTTATAGGCGGCGATCTCTTTTTGAAAAAATTTTGGCATATCTAATGTTCTCCCGTTATGTCTCCAGCCTGTCCATTACCAGTTGGGCGAATCCTGGTGTTACTTTATCTGGCAGGAGGTCTATCTGGCCATGTATCTTTAAATTATCTAATTTTTCTACCAAGCCATTTGCAGCTACGGTAAAGTCATCCAACGATTTTCGATCGTTGTCGGCGAACCGAAATTCTTGAGGCCCTGGTGCTCGCCCGCGCTGGAAAACTTCGGGACTAGCTTCGACACCCTGCAGAAGATCAGGCATGATCTCTTGTATAGTCTCTAAAAGTTTTTTGCCCGCTTCACTGTTTTCCCCGCCGAGGACAGTCATCATGGCGGCAATGGCAGTCTTGATGCTGTTGAGGCCCGCGCCGTATTCCTGAGCTTGTCCGATCGCAGAGAGGCTTCCCACGAGACCTGTGACGGCTTCTTTCAAGGAGCTTGACTGCCGCACCGCGGTGGAAAATGCCTCAGCCACAGAGGCCGAGGCCTCAACTGAAGCGCCGCGGGCGCCATCGATCAACTCTTGAAACCCGCCGGCCAGGCCGCTCATGTTATTTCGCAGCGTCTCGACGGATGTTCTAGATTGCTTGATTTGTTCCTCCAGTTCTTGCTGGCTTAAAGCGGTTTTCTTTAAAGCTTCATTGGCAGTTTCCTGTTCTTCTTCGCTTCCAAACATTCTAGAAGCAAATTCGACATCGCCGCCGGCAATTGCATTTGCAATTACTTGTTTTTGACGACGATTTAAATCTTCATATTCCATGCCAGCGGATCCGAGGGCCTCTTTGATCAGATCAAATTTTTCATCAGGATCTGCGTGGACAAGATCCATTGTGGATAAGTACGTATCACCTAGAAATGTATTTAACTTTCCAGCAGCCTGGGCTGCGCCCTCAAACGTATCAAGCTGCATAGCCTTACTTGCTAGCTCACTCACGGCGATTCCAGTCGCGACAGACTGGACCTGGAGGCCTGCGAAAACGTCTGTAGCTCTAGAACCAAATTGCGCAAAAGTGTCCATATTGCTGTTAAAGTCCTCAAATGCCTTGCCCGCATCAATCTTCAGCGACTTCGCCATATGAAGAATTGATTTGGAAGACTTTAGCGTTTCCTTTGGGGACTTTTTCATGACTTTACGAAAAATATCAAACTGTTTGGCAGTGCTAGCTTCCGCGACACCCAGCTGCTTTAATCCGGCTGCCAGATTTGACATTTCCCGAGTTGCTAAACGATCGGCCTGGGAGGCATTCTCGTCCAGCATCAAGCCGAAGCCGGCGAAATTTGTAACCAAGGCCCCGATGCCGGCCTTGACGTCTGCGGAGGTTATCCCAACACCTTGAAGGCCGGATTGAAAGCCCTTCATCCCGCGTGCAGCTGCGCTGGCGGGGTCGATCGAGTCAACAAATACATCCTGCAGCTCTTGATTCCAGATGCCGGTATCTTTTGTGATACTTCGAATGTCATCGCGTTGAGCCGTTATTTGTTGCCTAAAAGTACCGGCGGTCCATTGCCCGGTAAGATCGGGCATCGCCATGGCGTACGCAACAAGCTCTGCGTTTGCTGTGTCTAACAACTCAGTGCCACTCTTAAGGCCGGCTTCCATCGCCTCCTGCAAGTTGATGCTATTGTGTGCGTTTTGTTGAAAGAGGCCGGCCTGGGCTTTCTGTGCTTCCGTAACTTTTTTGACCGCGTCTTTCTCGCGTTGAGTAGCTTTTTCTAGTCGACCCCTGGTGTTGAGAATTTCCTTTAAGCGATGAGCATGCGCTTGCTCGAAACCGAAGGCTGACTGAGAGTCTCTCACGCCTTGTTTGCGGTGAGCTTCTAGCTTTTGATAGTAAGCCAATTCGTCTGCCAGAACCGCCTGGCGCGCTTGATCGCCGGCCGCGGCAGCTTGTTGTTGTCGTAGGCGCGCGATATTGCGTTGATAGATATGCTCTTCACGCTCCACTTCGGCGGCCAGCTGACGGAGGCGACCACGACCAAGTTCATTAATTATTTCCTGGTTCTGCTTGTTGCTGTTTAACAGCTCTTCCAGCCTCTCTTGAAGCGCGATGAGCTTTTCTGCTTGGTCTAGATCTTTCTTGGCCACGGCGCGCCCCCCTACGGTGTAATATAAATAGTGAGCTGTTTAAAAATAAAGTACACCAGGCACAGTCAAGTTACTTTCTGGCCTTTTCCATGGCTTCATTTTCTGCCTCGAATTGCTCCTTCAGTTTATGCAAAAACCACTTTCTTAAGCCAACGGGCAAATTATATGCTTCGATAAAACTCCAGCCGCCGTGATATTTCAATATGAAAAACTGCTCATAGACAGCCTCCATGTAATCATCACCTAGGCCAAAAAAATTCCGCATTAAGCGGCACCTCCAGGTCTTTTTCGAAAGCACACTCGAAGCAGTAAAATTCTTGAGTCATATCCACATTTGGGATAAGTTGGTTATAAACTTTTCTTAGCAATCGTGAGTCTGAGGCGGGCATTGAATTGACAAACTGCTGAACAGTGTGTCGGTCAAAGTTTCCATCAACAGAGTCCACCATATAGGACAATACCCCAGTAATCATATTGTCCTCTTTTTTAAGTAAATCTTTAGCCAGTCGAGCCTCATCAAAGCCAGTCAGCATGCCAAAGCTCACGCGCACATCTGATCTTGGTAAGTGCATGTGGAACGTGCCGGCATTGTCGAATTCAACTTTATTTTCCTTTAAAAAGCTTTCATCAAAACACTTCTCTCTTAGCTCCAAAGATGACATGTCGTATGTCTCCTTTGATTTGGCAGAGCAAGAAGGGCAAGTTACTTCTGCCTCATACTTACTGCCATATGCAGAAATGCGAGCTGCAATAAGAATTGCATTCCTATCGCCCACCAGCAAGGTTGACGGGTCAACTGTATCGTCAACAAGCAAGCTTTGCAAAAGACGATCTATGACGATGCCCTTCTTAATCAAAGTAGAAGAAGATAAGATATCCTCCTCTTTGGCTGTCATATACCTTATTTCAACAGTCTCCTCGCCGTGGAGCGGATGATCTGCCGAATAAAAGCGTCCGCGCGAAGGCAGCTCAACAAATTCTGTTGGAGTAACAAATGCCAAAGGCGCTTGTTGTGCCTGAGCGAGAACTGGAGCAGGTGCGTCTGGGGCGGGAGCTTTATTCCCTCCAAGACGTCTCTGGTTGTTTCTCATTTTTACCTCTCGTAAATATTATCGACTTATCCAAGCCCGGGCTGGTCGGCGAGTTCTTGCACCGTACCATCGTAATCAGCCCAGTCAAACTTCATCTTTAAAGTAACTTCAATAAGATCGTCGCTATCGTAATCAAGGTCTCCCCAATTAACCTCGGTAACAAAAGCATTGTGCAAGCGCCATGTTTCAATTGCGTTGACAATGCCCGGGCCGGGTGAGCCCGGGGCAGATACGGATCCGCCGTCGAGCTGTCTGATGATGACCTGACCAAGTGAATTAACTGCATTAATCTTAGTAATGCCGGCTGCAGCGTTAGCGGCGCTGGTAGGAGCCATGTATCCTTGGTTGAGGAGAAGATTATAAAGCTCACTTCCCACGTTCGGATCTTTTGCATCAATCAGCGACATCTCAATTTCGCTCCATTTAACGATATTGGGAAAATTAAATTGATGGTTCAAGAATCTATGCTCAGTACCTTCTAGAGTATACGAAGGCTTTGACACCTTTTTGGCCATGAAAGTGATATCTGCGATCGCGGGGAAGCTAACGGTAAAGCGAAAAGCTCTTTTCGGCTCGAATCCTCCTGCTGCACCATTATTAAAGAACATGTATTTGGTCTCCTATACTATTAATTAGTAGTTTTTTAAAATTAGTCATCAAAAGAAGCACCACTTCTTGTAATAACAAAGTCAAGAGCAATAAACTCAATTGCTCGTGCAGGCTTGAGGAAAATCTTAGCATATAAGACGTTTCTGTCAACCAAGTCTGGCGTCGTTGTCTTGCTATCGAGAACAACCTTATAATCCGTTAAGCCAAGCCCAGCCTGAACGCCATCTAAGAAGGGGTTGACTTGGCCAGTAAACTTATCCCACGTAGCTTGTACGTTTTGCTCAAACAGGATTCTAGAAGCAATCGTTGAGATCTCCTTCTTGAGGAAGATCAACAAACGACGAACGTTAATTCTATCAAGAGCCGATGGAGTGACCTGCAGAGTCTTCTGCCCGAAGATCACGATTCCTTCCGAGGGGAAGCTGGCGATTGGATTGATGTTGGCATCGTATAGCCTATCTCGATCTGAGGCTATGAGGCGCTCTCTCACACCCAGCACTGGTAGTCCAGCTGAACCTTCGCTTAAGCCGCCGCGAGTAAAGCCGGCTGGTGCGAACCAAACCGCAGATTTACTCTGCGAGCTTGAGAAGGTTCCGAGAGCCACGACAGAAGGCGGCACATACAGAATCGAGTCATTAAGAAGATCACGAATTCTAACAAACGGATAGAACGCACACCCATAGCTTGAGTTAATATTCATATCCTTCAGCGCATTAACAGTCGCGGCGACACTGCCTAGGCGGTTGGCCTCGGTAGCATTAGACTCGTGAGACGGCTGGTAGCCTCCTCGCACGTCGATGATGGCCAAAGAGTCACCCCTGTCAGTGCACATATCAACTAGAGAGTTGTTTAGGGAGTCTGTTGTAATTCCAGGCATCGTTGCAATATCAAACTCTACGAACTCTGCATCGGAAAGCATATCAATAGACTTCTTTAGCGAATAATGAACGTAGTTTGCTGCCTCTGAGCCCGGGCTATCGTTCCAAGGCTTGTTTCGAAGAGGGTCTTTCTCTGTCACATCAAAGCCATCGAATCCGCCGAACATTGGCGAAGTAAAGCGATCAAATCCAGTTCCAGATCCGGTTAATATGAATGCGGATCCAGATTTTGCCGTCCAGGAGACACCGCTAGCACGCGATCCTGACTCATGGTAGGCATGCTGTGTATCAGTCGCAGATTCGACAATATCGTCTAGAGTAAACACCCAAGAATACCTATTCGTCGGCGCCTTGGTGCTTGGATCAAGCCCTGCGGGCTGGCCGCGGAGGAGATCGATATTAGTCTTATCGAAAATTCTTGTGTTCTTCCGGGAGGCATTATACCCCCAATAAGCGTTGGATGCAATAACCATGCTACCTTCGGAAGAAGAATGTCGCAACCTCGTAGTTGGCCATTTTACCGAGCCAGTAAAAGTCAGGCCATCATAATCGCCGATTACCGGTAAGTTAAGAATCTTATTAGCACTATGCTGTGCGTGAATTGACCCGGAAGGAAGAACGGCTCCGGATGACCCAGAGCTAACAAGCCAAAACGCACCTGCAATGGTCTCGGTTGTTCCGTCTCCACGATCAACTGTACTATCTGTATTATTCGTTGCGTTTGTTATAGCTAATGTTTCTGGCACAATAGGGCCATACACACCGTAAGGATGCAAGCCTTCGGCGCCGCCATCAGCGACAATAGGTGTAACCTCTACGCGAATGAACTTAGATCTATTATCGTATTCTCCGTTCTCTCTTAATACTTTCGTATCTGTATTAAATGTAAAGTACCTATCGCCAATCACCTTTTTAATATAGTTAACCGACGTAGGATCTAAGCTGACGCCACTAAAGCGCTCTAGAACGATCGGATTCTGGTCAGAGTCAGTCGCGCGTCTCACAAGAACAGTAAATGTGCCATATGAATTAAAATTATCCGACGGCGCTCTGATGTCCTCGATTGAGATTTTGTAATCCCTATTTGCATGCTCGCCGCTATCTAAAGCATGAAATTTAAACAGAGTCTCTGTGTGGGCCGTAGGGTCAAAGCCTGACGTGGTGTTACCTCTGGTGTCTTGCGAAATAAACCATCCTGTCCTTGCGGCTTTGGCCTCTTGCTGGTGGTTGTGCCAATCGACATCACCAGAGTCAACAGAGCTGTCCAGGCCAAGAATAACACCCCAGTATTTGGTGCCAGAAAAAGTAGAGCCGGCTTCTGCCAACTCACTATTCTGTGCTTCGAGCAGGTTAGATTCAAAAGTCTCGCCTAGCCAGTACTTATGTAGTGTAGTGGTATCGGTATCGACCAAATCGCTATTTGTCTTTGTCGGATCAGTATTGAATACTTTTCTAATAAACTTATCACTATCTTTGTCAAAATTAAATGTAAAT